CACGGGAAGTCTGACAACAGACGTTCGCTGTAAGGAAGAGGATGCTCTCGGAAGAGAGAGCCAGGAGGCGAGCACCACTTGTAAGTGGTACTCCTCGCACTGGCGATAAAATCATCCAGGCGACGATCACACCCACCGATGGTGTCAAAGAAAGCACATAACAATGCTTCTTGGGACACCCCGGGTGGTGGATCCATTTCACTCCTCTCACAGCGCCACTCCTCAAAAAGGGTGGTTCGTGGTACCCTATCGCGCAAATTCTCAATCTCTCTGTGACGTACGAAAATGTCTGTTTGCTCACGAACAAGAGCAGACGAACCCGCAACTCCGGCGACCCGGGTATAATACCCGATTTGCTGGGGGCTAAGTAGTCCAGGGCGTGTAAGTGGCAGGCCAAAGCCTCCAAGGTTCCGTGATACGAAATACGAAACACCACTCGGCACATTAGAGAGAACGCGACGGGCAAAAGCCGACTGCATTACATGGGTCATCAACCAATCTTGATCATCCGGGTCAAAACCTCGGATAGCGTCCCTAGCGATCCTGGGGAGATCCTCCGTACCATCATGGACGGAGCCATTCTTCAGGCATCCGCGATTCTCGCGGATCGGATTCCCAATAAGATCAAGGTTTACATAACGCTTCTCAACAAAGTTCTGCAGGCCCCAGAGGGAAGCCCCAGTGTCGAGGAAAAGAGTTGAATTGATAATGGCAAAATCTCTGGAGAGGTAGTTCTTTCCGACGCTGGGTATCAAACCCGCGTCAGCGACAACCCTCTGCCAGAGCTCATATTCTAAGGGATCCAGCTTCATGACGACATCGTCACCATTAACCAGACCAGGAAATTCATCCAAGGTTATGAGCCTCTGCACAGCCATTTCGACCACATAACGGCACACTGCTAAATTGACCACACACAAAATAGGGAAAGAATACGGAGAGCCCATGAGCTGGCCCCAAATCTGCTCCTTCAGGACCTCCTTTCTAACTGGAGGTACCTCCCGCCCGTCAGCGTCGAACGTAGAAAACCCGTCCCACCATTCTTGAGTGAACGGAGGAACAGGTAAAAAATCGCGAAACGAATCTGAGCAGGAGGGTGACAGATAAGCCCCACACAGACCTTCCTCAAACACCATCTGCTGTCTCGGGTTCAAACCCCAAACCCTTGAGAGGGTTCGGACAGCGGTGAGAGAGAGGTCTGGGTGGAGATAGTCCGTTGCCGCCTTATAATCTCCCGAAAGCCAGCACTCATTAGGACCCAAAGGCCCCAAACGGTCCATTTCCGCTGCATCCAACGGCTGACCAATAGCCCGGAAAGGCTTGAGCACTCTTAACGCATCATGCATCGACTTCTGGAAGTCCTTTGATAACCAGTAACGGTGTGGGTTACCTTTTGTGATCACCCGAACCTTCAGGGGTTCTGGCAAACACACAGGGTCAACCACATTCGACATCTGGCGTTCCGAGAGTGGCCGGGACATGTCCCAGACCACCCAGTCGTAGATCTTATTCTTCCAAAGAACAAGTTCATGCAGACGCGCTAGGCGCGGAGAGAGAGCTTCAATTTGCTCAAAGCGGTCCCATTGTGGTGGTAAGGTATCGTAGCGCAAGGAGCTGGTCTTAAGAAGCCAGTCGAATTCACTATCCATCCAAAGATCCACTTCTATTTTGCAAGGAACCACTCGGGTGTCCCCAAATGGTCGGTAATAGTCAAGAGTCCCCCCAAAGGGAAGATCTAACTGTGACTGGCAATCTTGAGTCCTCAACCGGTATTGATTCCATATAACACCGGGTGTAAATTCCTGTTTAGGAAACGGCCTCTGCCTGTCC